GTGGCTACGGCGTTATCGCCAAAACCGGATTGTTCTTTGTGCATATGTGCTCCTATGAGAGTCGGATGATTGCAGACGTATTAGTGACTGCTGGGAATTGTACGGTGAATGTGTTAGTTGAGGTCTTATCTGAACCAAAATCTAGTACACAAACCGCTGGGTTAGTCGTGCCATTAGCCAAGTAAATCAACGCACCTCTTGCGGTGATTGCGCCAGTCCATGCGGCGTTTGTAAAAGATATGTAGGCTGTAGAACCAGAGTTACCAGTAGTCGGAACTTGGGAGATAGCCAGAACCTGTCCACCTGCCGCGTAGTTACCACCAGACGCTTCACCCGTGCTTGTGTAAGCAGTTGTGTCTTGGTTTAGTGTGGCTGCGTTGGTATACAGAGCAATCTTGAAAGTCTGGGTTGTGCCCGTACCAAAGTCAAATGTCCCGTCCAGCAGGCCAACTAGAAATGTATTGGTTGTCCAGTTACCGGTAAAACTCATACACGATTCCCCTTTTGTATATTATCTATGGCGGGGATTACTTGCAGATTTGTTGGCACATGTAGGCCAGAAACAGTTTTACCTTGTAGCGGGACAATGTGATCGACATGCCAAGAAAACCCAAACATCTTTGTGCGTAGTGCAGCTAACTCATATGTTTGCTCAATCATCCAACGATCATCGGCAGTAAGCCATTTTGGATAACGCATAAGTCTTTTTGTTTGTTGTTGCCTTGTGTGCGCAAGTATTTTTACGGGATTATTTTTTTTCCCATTTTCTTACATTATCTTTAATTTTTTGTGTATGGTTTTCGTATTGCGTAGCGTTGTGCTGTTTTACTTTGATGGGGTTTCTTTTACGCCACTCAACAAGATGCGCGGCTCTGCAAGCAAGGCACTCACCAGTAAGGGCGCGGCGTTCAGCAATATGTCCATGCACGCAAGAAATACCAGTAGAGTATCTCTTGTACCCCCCAGCTAATGCTTCCTTGCGTGTATTTGGTATCACGTTGTAACCTTAATTTTTGTTTGCCCATCGCGGTATGCGTCGCCTCTTTCGAGTCCGTCACCCAAACGCTTGGCTAAAGCTAGTGCTTCTTTATATTTTGTATCATAGAAAGCCATTACGTCGGCTTCACCTTTCATGTAAACGTAGGCCTCAACCAGCGAACCATACAAAAGGACTGTGTCAAAGTTGTCGCCCAACCAAGTCTGACCAGAGGCTGAAACGGTAATTGACTCAGGGTAATAGTAGTAATGCAACTCTACAGAGTAAGACGCATCGGGAGTCGGGCCAACAATAAACGACAGTTCGTTTGTGATTGTGCTGGTGTTAACAGTCGGGCCAAACAAAGCGTAGTATTTTGGGATACCCGTATCCGAAGTTGGATTTGGATATGCCTGACGGATGAAGTTCACATCCTTGTTAAGCAGGTATTCGTACGCGCCAGTAGCGTCAATCACAGCCAAAGAGTAGGTAGACAAGAAGTCCGTAGGGGTAGATAAGTACTTATTGCCGGAAGTCACGCTTCCTGTCACGTTTTTACGCAACGACGGAAACTGAACAGAGTTATATATACGCTGTTCAGCTTGAGTAATAAAGCGATTCAGTTGGGTCGTTGAAGACACAACTGTGCTATCCGCCAAGGTAGTGGCGGGAAACGTATTTTCTGTATACGTCTGAATCGCTGTTATTAACTCCGTATAGGTCATGCCATTGGGCCTCGTGCCATCAAGCCTTTAGTAGCTGCGCCAGTACCACGGACTTTGATGCCGTCGGTCTTTGTAGGTTCATCACCAGCAGAAATACTGTACTGTCCAACGCTGACATCAGATGTATCTAGTCTGCTACGGTTTGGCTCTTTGCCGGGGTTCTCTTGAACCTTAACGCCTTTGCCAGACATGTTGTGTGGTTGGGCGTAGACACTGGCTGAGCCAATCTCTTTACCGCCCTTTTTCATACTAAAAGTAGCCATTATTTGCCCCTTTGATTTGCAACACGGGCCATGTTACGACCCATAGACTTCATCATCTCACCTGTCACGCCGCCCTTTTTGAGCTTAGTCATAGGCTTGCCGGGATGCAGTTTCTTCTCGTGCTTGTGCACGGCACCTGCAATCATCTTCTTGTCTTGTTTTAAGTCTTTCTTGTCCATCTTCAACTCCTAAGTTGTTACTACCGTAACTGTACCTAATTGCACCGATAAAGCCAAGTCATTTGGCGTCAACGACGCATCAAAACTACTCGACCCGCCTACTGGTGCCCAACCCCATTGGAAGATTCGGCTACCACCTTCATTCGTCCCTGTGCCACTTTGTGTAGTGCCACCGTTCACATTCGTCTGCAATCCGTTGTTACCTGAGAGAACATAACTCCTATCAGGGCGTGGATTACGCAACGCTTGCGGATCATCCACCGGAAACATACCCAACTGCAACTGCGGCTGATCTGGGTCCCAGCACTCTGAGCACACCAACAAGTTATAGTTCTTAGTCTTGATAATCTCAGTTCTCAGAACCTTCAACTTAAACCGCTGATCGCAACGATCGCATTGAGCAATCGCGTATTTGCCAGAAGCAAACCGATTACCCATGACTACCTCCCTATGTAGGTCTGTCTAGGAACCAAACGCAATGCTGCCTTCTCGTGATCCTCATACGCGGCAAGTTCCCAAGCCTCGTCGTATTGTTGTTTCAACATGCCGATACGCTCCATACCTTGTGGTACTTTGCCAGCGATGTAGTACGACAGACCAGCCGCCATACAAGGAATAAATCTAAACGGCACGTCCATGATGTTTACACCACCACCCGCATCTTGGGTGCGGCGTAGACGCCAGTAAACAAATGTGTAGTCTTGGGCGTTGTCAGGGGTAGGCCAAACAGTTATGGCTGGCACTTGTTGCCAGTACACAGTAGCCGCAGCCGTATGTGCCGCTGCGATCGTATTTTGCTGCCCACGGAAGCAGTTGTACAACGTACCGCTGACAGCGTTTGTGTTCTGGGTGATGTACCCGTAATTGATGATCTCGTTATCAATCTTCACAAACCCACCTGAAGGTAAGCCCGTAACATCACTCAACACGATTGAATTAGATGTAGCCGTGATTGTTGTAGTCAGCGTGGAAGCGATAGGGCTAGTCTGCCCGTTGTAGCGCTGAATCCAGACTTGAATAGGTCTGGCTTGAGTTAACTTATTAGGTATCGTAGCGTACGTAGAGACGCTAATACGAGTGATTGTCAGATCGGCTTGGTTAGCCGTGTTGTTTGCGTTCGTGCGGATTAGGTGCTCGAGCAAATCAATCGTGTCGTTTGGCAGGGCGTATGTGTTCTGACCGGGAACCAAAGTGATAGACCCCGGTTCGATAGTCCACATGTTGATGCCACGGTTTGCCCAATCAGCAAACATGATGTTAAGACTACGACGTGCAGTGCGCAAGTCATAACCAGTGCGAAGCTCACTACCGGCGCGTTCAAACGCCTCCTCGACCAACTCGGTGAGGTCAAGGTTAAAGCCTACTGCGCCGGATGTGTTTGCCATGATTACTCGTCAGAGGTAGATGCTTTAGCTTTTTTAGCTTTAGGTGCTGGGGTTTCTTCTACAACCACTGGAGCAGCGACTGAGAATTGACCAGCAACTTTAGCAACCAATGCTTCTAGTGTAGGGTCCAAAGCACCATACAAAGTCTCGTATTGAGTGGCTTTAGAGCGAAGAGCGTCTAAAACGATCGCGTCTTCTTCAGCAGTTAGAGTGAATTGAGACATGTTTTTCCTTACCTAAATTTTGCTGTTTTCTTTGCAACCGTTTTGGGTTGCGCTACGAATTGTTTTCCGGCTTTTTTGCCAGCGCGTTTCGCACGCGTTGTTGCAGCGTACTCAGCAGGGCTGAGACTTTTGATCGCAGCTTCTGGAAGATATCGCTCACCTGTTTTACTAGACGGTTTTCCACTTTTGGTTCTCCATTTTTGGTCACCCCAGTTTTTTAAGGACTGCTGTGGCGCTTTCAATCTCTGTAGCCTCCACCTGCTGCCTTGTACTTCTTAGCGACTAATTGTGCCTTCCGTGCTGACCATTGCCCTGCACCTGTGCCCTGAGTGGCGGCTGCCTTTACCTGAGACACAATCCTCTTGCGAAGACTAGGTTTAGTGTAATTGCCAGCGGCGTTGACTTTGCCACCTTCGGCGTATTGTGTGAAGTCGGTGTCATCCCTTCGGGCAGTTCTTTTGCCTTTGGGCATTTTGGAAGGGCGTATAGCGCCCATACCGCGACTTGCCATCATGATTACATCATCTTTCCACGGGTTTTACCCTTAGTGCAGCATCCATCTGCACGGCTAGAAGCCGAACCACCAGCAGCTTTTTTAACTACTTTTGGTGCGGGTTTAGGTGCAGGTTCTTTTTCAACCTTAATTGCACTGCCGGGTTCTTGGGGCTTAGTGCCTGTACGAACAGGCTCATCCACGGGGGTGTAGTCGGGGTATTTAATGTCAGCCATGATTAGCACATCTTTCCACGAGTTTTGCCTTTGGTAGCAATACCATCGGCACGTTTAGAAGCAGAGGAGGCCATACCGCCCTTGGCTAAATTACCCCGAGCTGCGGCTTGGTCGCGTTCTCTTTGCACTTGGCGGCTAACAGGTCTAGTAGATTCGTAGTTCTGTTTAGCTTTGGAGAACATGTCACCAATCGAAGAGCCAACTTTCTTGATACCAGATACAAGG